CTGAAAGACAACAGCCGAATCAAGCAAGATACAGTGATGGGGATTGTTTTTTCTGGCATGTTTGCCGCAGGTCTGATTTTGTATATTGCAGTCAAACCAGACGTACATCTTGACCATATTCTTTTCGGCGACATGCTCGGGATAACCATCGGCGATATAATCCAGACGGTGATTATTGCTGGGCTGGTTACACTTGTTATTAGCGTAAAATGGCGAGATTTTTTGCTGTTCAGCTTTGATTATCAACAGGCGCAGGTAAGCGGTTTGCATACGAGATGGCTGCATTATGGGCTGCTGTGCATGGTCTCTCTGACCATTGTGGCGACGCTGAAAGCGGTAGGTATCATTCTCTCCATTTCTCTGCTCATTGCGCCTGGCGCCATTGCGGTACTCCTGACACAACGCTTTCATATTGCGCTCCTACTGGCGACTGGCATATCGGTAATAGTGTCAATGACTGGTGTCTGGTTGTCCTTTTTTATCGACAGCGCACCAGCTCCGACGATTGTCGTCTTATTCGCGGTTTTGTTCATCATGACGTTTGCCGTTACCAGCATCAACGCACGCAAAAAGGGAAACTCCCATACACAGGATCTGTTATCACCCAATTAGCACAACATCCGAGGACATCATCGTCCGCCAGCCTATAGCAGTCCGGAAAGTCATGGAAGGTCGTTGGGAGGAGGTACGAATTCTATCATGCAAAAAATACGTAAAATCGATAATAGCTGGAAATAATTCAATACATGCACTCTCGAAAGTGCATCAGCCAACCGTGGCACGTTTTTGCATACAACGAGCCACGGTTCTCTTTACGATTTATAGCTGTATTGGTGAACTATGAGCAATTTTCGCGTTATATTCCAATCTTTAATCTCTTCACGGAACAAGTTGCATGCATGACTATATCAAGACAACTTATAACTACCAAAACATTTGCTTTGCAAGCAAAAACGGGGACCATTGACTCTAAGAAAAATCCGATCTATTGTTAGGATTATTAAAGTTACTTAACAGTATTCCGAAATGAAAATACAAAGCAAGCTGATTGTCTTATTAAACATTATCATTGCATTTATACTATTTGAGCTTTTAGATCAAAAATTCGGTTTGAGTACATTATTTTAAAGCAAGATAAATAATATCGGGCACTCTAGTTTTTATAATTAACAATTAAACGCCCATAAAATGTTATTTACGTTTCTTCGCTATTGTAATATCTTAATATAGTGGTTTACGCCACTCTACTTTCATCATATTTTGTACGTTTATGTACTCGCCATGAAACTCTTTCATGGCGCTTTCTTATTCTCAATCCAAAATCGTACTCTCTATCCTATTGCAAATCACGCCTTAACAAACTTATAACACATTTAAGTGATTATTACTAACTTACTCAAAAACAGATATTATTCACAGGTGATGAGTTCTAATGAATTACACTTCGGTGCTGCTGGCCAATCAACATCAGGTGCAGTTGATGTATCAACGCGGTTCAGCAACACCCGATACTTTTTCCAGACTTCCAGCAACGAAGTTTCTTCCTCCGTTGCGATTTCCAGCTCAACAACAGTCTGAACGTACCAGGAACAGCCTCCTTCAGGGCTTGAAGGATATCAATGTTCGCTTTCTGTTAACTGCCGGACAAGTGCAACCAGTTCGCTTACCTGATTTTCCAGAGTGGTGATCCGGGTGCCTGCTGTTGCCAGATTTTCACGTAACGTTGTATTTTCCTCTTCCAGCGCGGTAACGCGATCATCTGTTTCACGGGCGACCTGAATAAGTAAGCCAGTCACGGCGGCGTAGTCAACATTCAGATAACGTGTTTCTTCACGTAATTCATTGCCGTCAACCGTTGGTCCCTGCAACTCTTTACCGTAATGAGTGAATGAGCCTACCGCTTCCGGTATTGCCTCCATTGCTTCCTGTGCAATAACACCAGCGTAAGGTAGTCCGTTTTCCTTAAGTGTGTAGGTGTACCCGTTCATTTTACGGATAGCTTCGGTTGCGTCACTGATAATCTGAATATTGTCTTTCAGCTCGCGGTCTGATAACTGATTCAGTGTTGTACAGTTAATAGCACCGTTTACATCAAACAGCTGACCTGACGATGTTTTTTGAGCATAAAACAGATACGCGGCAGACGTTCCAACCTCAAAAACGTTTTGTCGATCACCTGAACCCCACACCTTGACAGCAAATGATAGTTCTGTATTACCTAAGTTCTGTAAAACAAAACGATTGCCAGTCCCTGTTTGTTTTGTAAGAGCTAAATCAACAGTTGAGTTAACCTCATCCTTGTTGATAGTGAGCGCCTGCGCTTTAGCCCCGTTAACAGCACCTGTTTTGAGTTGAACCGCGCCGTCATTACCATTTAGCAGTATCTCAGCTCCGCTAAAGAAATTTTTTAGCGACAGCATCTTACTTACGCCGACTGATGAACCCAACGCCCACGCGAGAGAATTACCGGTGCTATCAAACCCACGTACAAAGCAATCCATTTTGCTATAGTCTGACGTGCTTCCAAGGACATCAATCCGCCCTCCGCCAGATTTTAACGGGTTAGATGTGGTTAATGACCTGACAGCAAGATCGGTGGATGAATTTAGATCGTCTACTGTTAGTAATTTCTTCCATTCCTGCGTCGTTCCGTTTTCAACTGTTCTTCCCCAAAAACCGGAATTGCGGCCTCCGAACTGCACAGCATAATTTTTACTAAATTGAACATGAATGCCGCCAAGAACCATAGAACCTGCCGGGCCGTTTGTACTGCCTGCAATTGGTATAAATTTATTAATGTTATCAGTATGCTGCGTGTTCCAGTCTCGTCCTGTTTTTGTAAGCAGTCCTAATGTCGTGTCGAGCGCTTCGGTTAAAGTAAGGTTTTTAAATTTAACTGCGCTACTTTCGCCAAGACTTAAGTTGTTTCGCGCATCTTCTACTGTTGTCGCACCTGTACCTCCTTGCCCAACAGCTAATGGCAACCAGCCAGTGCCATTATGACAACCCCACAAACCAGATTTGGAAACCTGTAAGCGTGGTGCGCCTGAAGAATACGTAGAATATACGTAAGTTGTTTCTTTTCCCTCTTCAACCCTTTCTGTTGATACATCTCTCTTCCATTCAGACCAGGTACCGCTACCTCCTTCATATATTCGTCTATAAGTAATTCCCGGATTATTATAAGGGTAGTACACCTGAACGCAGGAAGAAGCAGTGTTGGCTCTCGTTTGGAGCACTATTAAAGCGCCCGCCAGACCGATTGGGTAATTTAATTCTTCTGTTGCGTAAGCGCTCGCTGGTTGTTGATAGAAACCAGAATATTCACCGGTAAGGGTGTTTAGGTCAGTATTAGCAAGACCAGCTTTTTGCTCATACATTACCCGCAAGTTCGCACGTGCTTGCTCGATAGTTCTTCCACCAGTACCGCCCTGGGCTAAACCTAACGGAGACCATTGTCCAGAAGAAGAATCATAAACCCCCCAACTCCCGTTAGTATGGATTTCAAAGAAACGATCGTTAGTTGGGCCATATATACGAGTCGTCGATTCGTTTTGAAATAATCGACTGACTTCATCTTTGCGAGCGTGGCGTGTCCATTGCGGGCCTATACTAGTTAACCAGCGATAGGTGTAAATGGATCTGGTGTTCCACCCCTGGAAAATACCTGTATAAGCTGGCGATCCGTCAACCTGACTTATAAAGCCAGTTAAATTACCCTCACCCGATGCAATCGAAGGAAAACCCGTGGCATTTTCCATGATGCGCATAAAGCCAATATAACCTGATGGATTTCCTGAGATGTCAGAGCAATCACGCGGTGATGATCCCAAACCGATGTTAGTACCAACAATACCCTGGGCCTGGTTGCGATAATTAAGTGCGTCCGCCGCAGATTTCGCCGCGTTTGTTTCACTGGATTTAGCATTAGTTTCGCTGGCTTTAGCGTTGGTTTCGCTGCTCTTTGCTGCTGCCTCGCTATTTTTCGCGTTGGTTTCTGATTTTTTGACTGCTGTCGCGGAGTTTGCTGATGCAGTTTGTGAGTCTGCTGCCGCCTGTGCGCTGTTATCCGCATTCGTCTCAGACGTTTTTGCGGCCTTCGCGGAATTTCCTGCCGCCGTTGCCGAAGAGGCTGCACTACTGGCGCTCGAGGCTGCGCTCGTTTCTGATGATTTCGCTGCCTCTTTTGAGGCCGCCGCATCCCGGGCTGAGGTGGCAGCTTCTGACGCTTTCGTGGTCGCGGTGGATGCAGAAGTGGCTGCAGATTTTTGTGACGCTGCAGCATTCGTTTCTGACGTTTTCGCCGCACCGGCACTGGTAGCCGCCGCGCTTTTTGAGGACTCTGCAGCGGCAGCACTTTTTGATGCTTCAGTAGCCTTTGTTGATGCCGTTCCTGCGCTGGAAGACGCTGACTGAGCCGACGTCGCGGCCTGCCCGGCTGATGTGCTGGCTGCACGTGCTGAGCCTGCAGCATCAGTCGCATGGGTTGCCGCCTCACGGGCTGATGTGCCGGCATCGCTGGCTGACTTCTTCGCGGCTGCCGTGTTCTGTTCCACTGCGGACGCGTTACGCGCCACCTCTTCCACCATCAGTTCAAAGCGGCGCAGTGCCTCCGGACGGGCATCATCCTCCGTCATGGCACCGAGAAAATCATTCAGCGTACCCGGTTGTGAGTCTTCATACACGGTGATGATCCCGGCATGCGATGGCGGGAAGCCTTCCACCAACAGAATAACGCTGTACTGACCGTACTCAACGTCCATGCTGTAACGCCCTGCTTCATCCGGATTTTCAGATGCCACCGTGTTCACCACCACCGTGGTGCTGTTACGTTTTGCTTTCAGCTGGATTGTGCAGTTCTGTACCGGTTTACCTGCACCGTCTTTCAGTACACCTGAAATCTTTACTGCCATATTCACCCCACAAAAAAGCCCGCCTGAACCGGCGGGCTGTCATAACACTGTGTTACCTGGCTAATCAGAACTTATAACCGACACCCACGATGAAACCGTCAGTGCGCCAGTCGCCACTGCCGGAGCCTTCATAAGCAATATCAATGGCCACGGATTCGGTCGGGTTAAACTGCACGCCAGCCCCCCACGCCAGAGACGTGTTGCTGCGGCGACCGTCATCACTTCCGGTCAGCACTTCGTGCGTTTTCCCCTTGTTGTCAGTTACGCGGAGATAATCCCCGGAGAAAGTCGAAATACGGCTGTAAGCCACACCCGCCATCGCATACGCGCTGAACCATTCATTCATGCGCACAGACGGCCCCGCCATCACGCTGAACCAGCGGTTACGCACGGAATCTTCATGCCAGCGGGTATCGCTGTAATGAGTCAGCTGGCGATTCTTGTCTTCTGCATAGCTGAATGACGTCACCATCCCCAGCGTGTCCGTAAACTCATAACGGTATTTCACGTTAATCCCGTTAAGATCATCGCTGCCGGGAACGTTCGTCGAGGCATGAAGATACCCCGCGCTCAGCGTGGACTGATGTTCAGACGCCCATGCAGGCGCACCGGATACGACCAGACAGATGGCTGCGGACAAAATGGCTGCACAAACTTTACGCATAATTACCTCTCGCTTTTCTGCAATAAAAAAGGCGTCATTTCTGACGCCCGTTCTGGGTTATAAAATTCAGCTGATACTGATACCTGCTGTGGATTTCTTCATCACCACAACCAGCAGATCGCTGATACTGGTTGTTGGTGTCCAGTCATTCGCTCCTGATGAAGATACGGTGAATGTCAGTGTCAGCGTCCCCTGTCCGGCAGGCATATCTATAACTGAGGAAAATACGCCCTGAACATCCGTCGTGGACTGATTAAAAATCTCCTGACCATTGCGGGTCACTCTTAACCGGCAGGTTGAATACCAGTATGACTGTTGGTTATTACTGTTGAAATTCTCATGCTTACCACCGCGGAATAACACTGGCGGTATCATGACCTGCCGGTCAAATTTCTGATCATCACTGATTCTTACCGTGATGGTGCCACTGGCATAACTGTTCGTGCGGGGGAAAGACTTGCTGACCGTTTTGACAATATCGCCTTCAATCTGATTGGCTGACAGTTTCCCCTTAATCTGACAGTTCTCATTAATCGTGACATTGTTGAGCGTCCCTGAATTTGCATTCACATTACCGCTGATATCCGCATTTTTAGCGGTCAGCTTTCCGTCTGGTGTCAGGGAAAATGCCGGCGGATTTCCACCGCTGGTAATGGTGGGAGCCGTCAGGCGTTTCAGGAACACGTCATTCATGAATATCTGGTTGCCCTGCGCCACAAACATCGGCGTTTCATTCCCGTTTGCCGGGTCAATAAACGCGATACGGTTAGCGGCAACCAGAAACTGGCTCAGCTTGCCTTCCTCCGTGTCCTCCATGCTGAGGCCAATACCCGCGACATAATGTTTGCCGTCTTTGGTCTGCTCAATTTTGACGCCCCACATGGCATTCCATTTATCGTTAGCGTCCTTCCACTCTTTCGAAAACTCATCCAGTCTGCTGGCGTTATCCTCCGTCAGATCAACTTTTTCCAGCAGCTCTTTACCGAGATGGGATTCGGTTATCTTGCCTTTGAAAAAATCCAGGTAACCTTCCGCATCATCGCTCGCCCGACCGACGGCCTCCACGAATGCCGATTTGCCAACGGTGTTCACACTGCGGATATAAAAGTAATAATCATGGCCCGGTTTGATATTGATACTGGCGGCTATCCAGTACAGCGCCGTACCAAGATAGCGGGCTGTGGTTTCAACCTGCCTGATATCCGCAATCCGCTTTTCCGAGAACCAGAACTCAAACTGTACCGTCGGATCATAAACGGCAAGATGCGGCGTGGCGGTTATCTGAAAATAGCCTGGCGTCAGCTCAATCCGCGACGGCGTTGCCGGTGCGGCGATCCGGAACGATACCGATGCAGGATCGCCCTGTTGCCCCCAGGCATTTGCCGCCCGGACTGTCAGCCTGTAGTTTCCCAGCGCCAGCTGCGTGAAGCGGTATGTGGTTTCCGTCGTCCGGGCCGTGCTGACCAGCCGCTCACTGCCGTCGTCCGCTGCCACGGTAAGGCGAAGCATAAAGCTCACACCCTTCACCACCTTCGGCGTGTCCCAGCGCGCCAGTACCTGATACTCCCCGCTGTCTGCGGTGACTTCGGCAGTCAGGTGCTGCACCGCTGGCGGCGTGACACCATTCACCGTGCCGCTCTGGTCGCCGTCAAAGTGCGCCCCGTTATCCACGATGGCTTCTTTTTCCGGTACATGCTGCACGGCAGTGATGGCATACGTGCCGTCATCGTTCTCACGGATACTCACGCAGCGGAACAGGCGCTGGCGCAGCGTCGGCAACTTCAGCCCCCACACGCTGTATCCGGCAACGCCGTCAGGAACACGGCTCACTTTTACCTTCACACCGTCGGTGACGGACTGGACCTCCACGCTGACCGGATTGCCACTTCCGTCAACCAGGCTTATCAGCGTGGTACCGGAGGATGGCAGCGTGATTTCACGGTCGAGCGTCAGCGTCCGGGTCTGGCTGTTCACCGCCAGCACGCGCCCGCCGGTGCTGATACCGGCATAGTCATCATCGCAGATTTCAATGACATCGCCCGGTACATGGCGAAGCCCTTCAGCACCCACGCTGAAGTCCACGGTCTGCGTTTCCAGCAGCTCCGTTTTAATCAGCCACAGCCCGGCGCGGTGTGCCTGCCCCCGACTGGTACAGCCAAAGGCATCCATCTTCGTGACATTACGACCGTAACGGGCAATGGCCTGCGTATCTTCAACAAGCTCTGTCGCCGTCTCCCAGCCGTTATCCGGGTCAATCCAGTTCACCTCAACGGCATTATGGCGGTCCTTCAGGGCGCTGAAGCTGTAGCGGAACGGCGCGCCATCATCCGGCATCACCACATTACTGCGGTTATAGGTCCACACCTTATCCGACGGCCGGTCCTGCACGAACGTCAGCGTCTGCCCGTTCCATACCGGCATACAGCGCATCGCCGAGCAGAAATCACTGAGCACATCCCACGCCTTGCGCTGTGTGGTCAGGTACGCATTACAGGTAATGCGCGGCTCCGTGCCGCCAGAGCCGTCCGGCACCGACTGGTCGCAGTACTGGCCGATGACATACAGCGCCCATTTATCCACATCTGCCGCACCAAGACGTTTCCCCATGCCGTAGCGCGGGTGGGTCAGCATATCCCACAGACACCAGGCCGGGTTGTTGCTGTATGCCGGCTTAAACGTTCCGTCCCAGATACCGCTGTATTGCCGCGTCTGCGGGTTATAGTTCGACGGCACCTGCAGAATGCGCCCGCGAAGATGATAATTACGGCTCACCTGCTGGCTGCCGAACTGCTCCGAGTCCACCTGCACGCCGACCAGTGCCGTGTTCGGGTAGCACTGTTTCACATCGATGATTTCGGTGTATGACGACCAGAGCGTTTTGTTCTGCAGCTGGTCTGTGGTGCTGTCCGGCGTCATCCTGCGCATCCGGATATTAAACGGGCGCGGCGGCAGGCTACCCACCACCACCGAGGCCAGATACTGCGAGGTGGTTTTGCCCTTAATGGTGATGTCTTTTTCCGTCACCCAGCCACCATTACGCTGTATCTGAACCAGCAGGCGAACTTCCGACGGATTCCGGTCCCCCTTTGAGGTGGTTTCCACCAGTGCCTGCACACCGAAGGTAAAGCGCAGTCGGTCGATGTTTGCCGACGTGATGGTGCGGGTGATCGGCGTGTCGTATTTCACTTCCGTACCCAGCACCGTCTCGGAGCCGGAGGATTCAAATCCCTCCGGCGGTGTCTGCTCCTGCTCACCTGCCCGAAACACCACCGTGACGCCGGAGATATTGGCATTCCCCTCACTGTCCAGCACCGGCGTACTGTTCAGCAGCACGCTTTTTAATCCATCCACCGGACCTTCAACCGGCCCTTCACTGATGGCATCGATCACACTCAGCAGCTGCGTGGACTTCAGGTTGTCCTTCGCTTCGCGCGGGGTATGCCCCTTACTGCTGCCTTTACCCATTCCTCACGCTCCATAAACGACAAAACCGCCCGCAGGCGGTTTCACATAAAACATTTTGCATCAGCGACCAATCACCACAACCTGACCACCATCCCCTTCGTCTGCCGTGCTGATCTCCTGAGAAACCACGCGTGACCCCACGCGCATTTCACCGTACAGAACAGGCAGAACATTGCCCTGGGCAACCATGTTATCCAGTGACGAGAAATACGTGTTCTGCTTACCGTTATCCGTTGTCTGTGTACGGGGAGTTCTGGCTTTCGGTGCCAGCATCTGCGCCACACCACCAAGTACCATACTGGCACCGAGAGAAAACAGGATACCGGTCATACCACCGGCCCCAATGGCTGCCCCCCATGCTGCAAGGGTGGCTCCGGCAGTAAAGAATGATCCGGCAATGGCGGCAGCCCCCAGAACAATCTGGAATACGCCCCCTGACTTGGCCCCGGCGACTCTGGGAACAATATGAATCACAGCGCCGTCAGGCAGAACCTCATGTAACTGCGCCGTCAATCCGGACGTGCTGACGTCCCGCCCGGAAATCCGTACCTGATACCAGCCGTCGCTCAGTTTCTGACGAAACGCCGGGAGCTGTGTGGCCAGCGCCCGAATGGCTTCAGCCCCCGTTTTCACACGAAGGTCGATGCGGCGGCCAAATCGTTGTAAATCCCCGTAAAGGCAGATGCGCGCCATGCCCGGTGACGCCAGAGGGAGTGTGTGCGTCGCTGCCATTTGTCGGTATACCTCTCTCGTTTGCTCAGTTGTTCAGGAATATGGTGCAGCAGCTCGCCGTCACCACAGTAAATGGCGGCATGATTCGGCACCGATGAACCAAAACAGCACAGCAGCACATCGCCCGGTTGTGCTGATGACAACGGCACCTGATACAGCCCTGTGGCCTCCAGATTATCCAGATAGAGATTCTGACCGTGACGCCACCAGTCATCCCCGCGATGAAAATCCGGCATCTCAATCCCCGCCAGATGATAAGCATCCCGGAACAGCGTGTAACAGTCCGTCACCCCGTGCTCAAAGCGCCGCCCGGTGAGATGCGGCACACAGCGGAACTTGTGAATCGCCCCCCGGCAGACCAGCCACCACGGCAAATCACTCTGCACCTGCAGCCGCCGGTCAGCCTCACTCAGCCAGGGCAGACCACAGGGATGACTGTGGACCAGTGCCACAATCTCACCCTGCATCTCTGCCTGCAGCCAGTCCTCCGGAGCCATCCGGAAATAATCCTCCGGCTCACCGGAAATATTCACGCAGGGAAAATATCGTTCCCCCTCCGGCGTGCTTACCACGAAGCCGCACGACTCCGCTGGCGCACATCGCCGGGCGTGCGCCAGAATCGCTGATTCTGTCTGTGTCATGGGATTTACTGCGAAAGTTTGTTAATGGAAAGGAAGCCGCCAAAGTTGCCGACGTTATTGCGGAACTTACAACCGCTCAGGCATTTGCTGCATTTATCCTTCGTGATATCGGACGTTGGCTGGTCATATTCATCCGCGACAGCCGGACCGCTATAACCGCACTCGTCACCGCGATAGGTCCAGGTGCAGGTGTTGGCCAGCATGATACGTCCCGGAAAAACAGCGCCATCCGTTTCCGTCGGCGTGGACAGTACAAAGGAGGCACTCACCGCGCTCAGTTCGCTGCACTGCTCGATGCGCCAGCGGCTGATCACCTCCTGCTCCGGATCGGCGTCACTGTTTCCGTTGACGAAGTTCACCGCATCCAGAAAACGGGCGTAAACCTTACGCCTGACCACCGTTCCGCCGACCAGACTCTGCAGGTCTTCCGCCATCCCGGTGACCATGCCGTGCAGGTTAGAAACCGTCAGTGTCGGACGGGCAGCACTGCCCTTGCCGTTCAGTTCAAATCCCGTCCCCTGAATGGGGTATGCCTGATACTGCCGCCCCTGCCAGGTAACCGGCTCACCTTTTTCGTTCTGCTCATTACAGAAAAAATAACGTTCTCCACCGACCTCTGTCAGGTCGATTTCCCAGAGCACCACGCTGGCCGACTGCTCCGCACGGGTGCATTCATTCAGTGTTTCCTGCCGGATATCCTGCATCAGTTCACCACCTGTTCAAACTCTGCGCTGAACTCAACACGCAGCATACTGACCCGCGACGACCATTTTGCGCAGGTCACCTTTATCTGCCGCCACTCATAAGGCGGCGTCCACAGAAAGGATTTCCAGCCCCCGTGCTCTTCCAGAAACGACTCCAGTACCGTGGCCTCCTCACGGGGGACAGAAAGCGTCACGCTGTACGTTTTCAGGTTGGCATTCAGCCCGGCAGGCGCTCGCTGAGAATAGCCATCACCAAAGCGCACCTTTCTTACAGAAGGGACCGAAGCCACATCCATACCGGGTTTCACTTTCCAGCGGAAGGTCTTCATCGTCCACCTCCGGAGAACAGGCCACCATCACGCATCTGTGTCTGAATTTCATCACGGGCACCCTTGCGGGCCATGTCATACACCGCCTTCAGAGCAGCCGGACCTATCTGCCCGTTCGTGCCGTCGTTGTTAATCACCACATGGTTATTCTGCTCAAACGTCCCGGACGCCTGCGACCGGCTGTCTGCCATGCTGCCCGGTGTACCGACATAACCGCCGGTGGCATAGCCGCGCATCAGCCGGTAAAGATTCCCCACGCCAATCCGGCTGGTTGCCTCCTTCGTGAAGACAAACTCACCACGGTGAACAATCCCCGCTGGCTCATATTTGCCGCCGGTTCCCGTAAATCCTCCGGTTGCAAAATGGAATTTCGCCGCAGCGGCCTGAATGGCTGTACCGCCTGACGCGGATGCGCCGCCACCAACAGCCCCGCCAATGGCGCTGCCGATACTCCCGACAATCCCCACCATTGCCTGCTTAAGCAGAATTTCTGTCATCATGGACAGCACGGAACGGGTGAAGCTGCGCCAGTTCTGCTCACTGCCGGTCAGCATCGCCGCCATATTCTGTGCAATACCATCAAAGGTCTGCGTGGCTGCACTTTTTACCTGCGACATACTGTCCGTGGCGCTCTCTTCCCACTCACTCCAGCCGGACTTCAGGCCTGCCATCCAGTTCCCGCGAAGCTGGTCTTCAGCCGCCCAGGTCTTTTTCTGCTCTGACATGACGTTATTCAGCGCCAGCGGATTATCGCCATACTGTTCCTTCAGGCGCTGTTCCGTGGCTTCCCGTTCTGCCTGCCGGTCAGTCAGCCCCCGGCTTTTCGCATCAATGGCGGCCCGTTTTGCCCGTTGCTGCTGTGCGAATTTATCCGCCTGCTGCGCCAGCGCGTTCAGGCGCTCCTGATACGTAACCTTGTCGCCAAGTGCAGCCAGCTGGCGTTTGTACTCCAGCGTCTCATCTTTATGCGCCAGCAGGGATTTCTCCTGTGCAGACAGCTGGCGACGTTGCGCCGCCTCCTCCAGTACCGCGAACTGACTCTCCGCCTTCCACAAATCCCGGCGCTGCTGGCTGATTTTCTCATTTGCTCCGGCATGCTTCTCCAGCGTCCGGAGTTCTGCCTGAAGCGTGAGCAGGGCAGCATGAGCACTGTCTTCCTGACGATCGCCCGCAGACACCTTCACGCCGGACTGTTTCGGCTTTTTCAGCGTCGCTTCATAATCCTTTTTCGCCGCCGCCATCAGCGTGTTGTAATCCGCCTGCAGGATTTTCCCGTCTTTCAGTGCCTTGTTCAGTTCTTCCTGACGGGCGGTATATTTCTCCAGCGGCGTCTGCAGCCGTTCGTAAGCCTTCTGCGCCTCTTCGGTATATTTCAGCCGTGACGCTTCGGTATCGCTCTGCTGCTGCGCATTTTTGTCCTGTTGAGTCTGCTGCTCAGCCTTCTTTCGGGCGGCTTCAAGCGCAAGACGGGCCTTTTCACGATCATCCCAGTAACGCGCCCGCGCTTCATCGTTAACAAAATAATCATCCTTGCGCAGATTCCAGATGTCGTCTGCTTTCTTAAACGCAGCCTCTGCCTTAATCAGCATCTCCTGCGCGGTATCAGGACGACCAATATCCAGCACCGCATCCCACATGGATTTGAATGCCCGCGCAGTCCTGTCTGCCCAGGTCTCCAGCGTGCCCATGTTCTCTTTCAGGCGGCGGGTCTGGTCATCAAACCCTTTCGTTGCGGCCTCGTTCGCCGCCTGCAATGCCCCGGCTTCATCGCCGGAACGCTGCAACTGAGCAACATACGCAATCTGCTCCGCCGTCACGTTATGGAACTGGCGTGCCATCGCCGTCAGCCCCGACGTCGGGTCTGTGGTCAGCTTCCCGAAGGCTTCAGCGACCTTGTCCACCTCCACGCCGGATGCAGAGGAGAAACGCGCCACACTCTGGCTGATGGACGCAATCTGAGCCTCACCGCTTACCCCCGCCTTAACCAGTGCGCTGAGTGACTCGCTGGTCTGGTTAAACGTCAGCCCTGCCGCCTGCCCGGCTCTGGACAGGACCAGCATACGATCTGCCGTCAGTCCCGCCTGATTGCCGGAAAGGACCAGCGTTTTGTTGAAATCGGACAGGGTTGAGTTGCCCTGATACCAGGCATACGCCAGCGCACCGGTCGCCACCGCCAGCGAGGTGGCCCCCACCATCGGCAGGGTGATCGCACCGGCAAGCCCCCTGAACATGGGGATCATCCCGCCGAAGGAGTCCTTCACCTGCCCCCCCTGTTGCAGCAGGATCAGCCACGGACTTTGCCCGCCTGCAAGCTGCGTGGCCACGTCGGTGAACTGTGCAGGCAGCATACGCATGGCGGCTTTATACTGCCCGACGGAAATCCCCGCTTTCTGTGCAGCCAGCGCCTGTCGGCTCAGCGACTGTTCAACGACTGCCGCTGTTTTTTTCGCATCACTTTCCGTACCGGAAAAATGACGCCTGACTCTGGCCATCTGCTCGTCAAATCTGGCCGCATCCAGACTCAAATCAACGACCAGATCGCCTACCGGTTCAGCCATACCGGACTCCTCCTGCGATTCCTTCTGATACTGTCATCAGCATTACGTCATCCTCCGTCATGTCCGCCACATCCGGGGAAGTAGGGATAACTTCATTCCCGTCCGGGCCAAAGCGGACACCTCCGGCAAGCCCTGCCGCTTTCTGCATCAGCACATCATCTTCAGGCTCTTCGTCAGCCTCGCGCCGGTTCAGCAGACTGAAATCCAGCGGATGCATATCCGGATCGCTGAAAAACAGGCTGAGCACGGTGTACGTCAGCCCGGAAAAGTGCATATCCAGCAGAACATCATGAAAATAATGGGTACTGTAAAAGCGGTGCCAGTCGGCATACTCCGTGGATGACATCCCGGCAAGCATGGCGCGCCAGTCAGGTCGCCCCATCTCACGCGCCAGTTTCAGGGCAAAACTCAGCTCACCGTCGAACACTTTCCCGCAGAAACAGGCTCTGCAGACCCGGCGTCCTCTGCCTGTTCAGGGGCATCATTCACCACAAACTCATACATACCGGACAGCCGGTACACCACGTTTTCAGCATGAGAAATTGCCTCTGTAGGCCAGGTGGTAAGCACTTCCTGCTCAATCTGTTTAACGGCTTCATTCATGGAAGGCAGCTTTGTCTTCTGCGGATGGTTATGCCACAGGGACATCGCTACCACAAAAGCACCGGTTCTGATGGCGTCTTCCACAGTAAACTTCCGGTTGCTGTCTGACTCCGCCTGTTCTGCCTGCCGTTTCATCAGGGCGAGATGCTCAATACGCTGCAGGGCTGACAGTTCAGAAAGCGTGACGGTCACGCCGTTATGTTCAAATGATTCGGTTTTCAGGAACATCGCTGACTCTCCGGATTAACTGTCGGTGACAGTGATTTCTGCAACCGCAGCAAGTTCACCATTACCGGATACAACCGGAATGTTGACCTTACCTGCAGCAACGCCTTTCACGGTGATGGTCATACCACTGACCGACACTGTGGCTTTTGTTTTATCCGCTGACACCGCACGGAAACTCTTGTCAGTTGCGCCCTCCGGCTGGAATGCCACGGTCAGCGTGGTGCCCTGCCCTTTCACCACCGAGGAGCTGGCAGGCGTCACGGTCATACCGGTTGCCGCCGTCACCGTACTGCGATCTTCTGCCATTGACGGACGGCCCACATTGGTGACCTTCACCGTACGGGTGATCACTTCCTTCGCCGTCACCGCCTTACCGATACTGCTGACCCAGCCACGGAACACATCGACCGTGCCGTTCGGGAAGCGGATTTTATAGGCACGGGTATCACCTTCATTAAACCACGCCAGCAGCGCCTGCTGCCCCTGCTCTCCGGGCATCCACGCCAGCGTGAAGCTGGTATCTCCGGCGGATTTCTGCCCCTGCCCGGTCGCGGTCCAGTCCGCATCTTCATCATCGAGATAACTGTCGTCATAGGACTCAGCGGTCAGTTCGCCGGGCGTCAGGTCTTTAACTTTTGCCAGACGCGACCAGTCAACGTCTGAAAGCGGGTTCGCATAAGGGTCGCCGCTCCCGTTATAAACCCACAGGGTGGTTCCGGCACCTTTCACCGGTATTGCTGGATTTGGTACAGGCATATCGTCCTCACATTTCATAGGTAATGACATAAGTCAGATCGGCAGAACTCCACAGGCCCGCATCATCGTCGCGCCGGTAGTCATAGCCACTGGCCACCATACTGGTGATCAAATCTGACAGTGCCGGGATATCGCTCATCACCGGATAAATCCGGGACTCCATCCACGAATCCAGCTCTGAATCCGGCACCTGAGCAGGCAGGAAAACTTCGATATGCAGCTCCGCCTGCCAGGTATCGCTGTCCAGCTCTTCGCCCGTGTATTCAGCGCCGGTGAGATAAACGGCAACTGCCGGAAAATCTTCCTCATCAAAAACAGCGGGGCGACCATCAAAAAACGTCGCCCCGGTGTCATGCTTCTCCAGTGCATCCAGTACGGCTGCACGGAGTTCAGTATGTTTCATCGTTTTATTACCATCCTCAGTTGATGATGCAGCGCATAGCCCAGCTCTTTCGGAAGACGCTCACGCCGTATCCTCTCAATATTCTGTTTAAACGCCGTGGTCAGCGGCACCGCCATCGGGATTTTCACCACATCAATGGGGTAACGGTTTTTCCCGGCCACACGCTGCATGACATGCCAGCGGCCATTTTTCAGTTGCTGAATAAACGCGCAGGGAATACGACGGTTTCCCACCACAAGCACGCTGCCGCCACCTTTCAGGGCTGAACGCTGCCCCTTTTTACGACGCCTGCGTCGGGACAGGACAATCCGCGCGTTACCCAGCTTTATTACGGGCAAATCCCCCCGGTTAACCTTGATTCTGGCCTGCGGATTTTTGACCGTGGCCCTTTTCAGCCTGGCCCTTTCCTTTACCAGTTTCCGGCGTACCTTTGTCTCACGGGCAACCTGTGACGCCGACTGCGATATCGCGGATGAAGCAACGCGGTTAATGGCCATTGCGGCGGCACCGGGCACCGCCGTTCTGCTGATACGGCTGAGGTTTTCAACGGCCTGCTCAAGACCTTTTATGGCCATACATCCCCCTTTCAGCGGCGACGGTTAACGGCAGGCGGTACGCCCCGCCCAAGCCAGAGATGACAGCTTCCGCCATCATCCGGCGAAATCCGGTCTATCCAGAAGTTTTCCTCACCGATGGTCAGCGTGTCGCCGCGCCGCAGCTGCCGCACATCATCAGTCCGGACAAACAGGGACGGGCTGGAGCCTTCAACGCGTACGCCCTGTCCGGCATAGCTGATATTTTCAGGGTCATCAAAAACACCACGTATTACTGCGCCGGACTGCTCACCGGATGTCATGGTGGCTGACGTTCCCATGTACCCGCGTATCGTTTCATCGGCGCGGGCAATGGCAGCATCGAACAGGTTATCGAAATCAGCCACAGCGCCTCCCGTTATTGCATTCTGGCCAGGCCACGTTCTGTCATTTCGGCTGCCACACCGGCAGAGACACGAAACGCCGTTCCCGACAGCACAAATGCCACAGGTTCATCCCGCGTGGCGTGAAGTGCATCGGTATGCAGCGTCACCAGTGCCACAACCGTGACCAGAGCAGCCGTATCAGTCACGGTATCCGTCTGTGCTGATACCACCTCATTTTCATGTCCGGTCAGCGCATTTTCCGGTCTGAGAGGGGTATCCTGACCGGCAGCGTCATCCGTGTCATCAAGCTCCTCTTCCAGCTCTGCCACACGGAGCGCCAGTTCTTCTTTCGTCCCCGTCAGGCTGACATCACGGTTCAGTTGCTCACCCAGCGACCGGAGACGGACAATCAGTTCATCTTTCGTCATGGACTCCTCCACAGAGAGAAAATGGCCCCGAAGGGCCACGATTACGCCAGTTGTACGGACACGAACTCATCAGGGTCAGCCAGCAGCATCAGCGGTGCTGACTGAATCATGGTGAACTCACGCGCCGGATCGCCGGTGGTCACCCAGTTTTTCGGGTAACGGGCAGAGGCGTTAATGCCTTCGCGCTGTGCGTCCGCATCCTGAATGCAGCCATAGGTGCGCAGACCGCGTGCCTGAGTGTTCCCCAGTACCATCGTGTTGTCCGGCAGGAAGTTCTTTTTGACGCCGTTTTCCACGTACTGTCCGGAATACACGACGATGGCCACATCGCCATACATCCCCTTATAGGACACCGCTTTACCCAGGTCTTTCACCGCTGTCTCCAGCTCGGAATGAGAGCCGCGACGGGTATCCAGCTTCTCCTTGACGGCTTTGAAGGAACGGAACAGCGCCCAGCCTTTCGGATCAAACACGATGATATTCACCACGCCGCTGGCGTTCAGCGCGTAGGCTTCGATATCGTCGGTCGGGTCATACGTGGACTTGTCACGCTTGCTCCACTCCGTGCCGCCGGACTGCGTGATGTTGTTCGCCGCACTGCGGCCCATATCCACCTCAACCGGATCGAAGGCTTCACCGGTCATGGTGTATTTGCCCTTGAGCACGGCAGAAACTGCCTGCATCTCTTCGACCTGAGCAATGGCCAGCTCTTCGTCACGCATGTTCTGCAGGATGATGCGACGGCGGCGGTAAGCCGGGTCCGCCAGATTCTGCGGATCTTCATCCGGCAGGCGACGCAGGGTCATCTGCGGATTCACTTCATGCTTGGGTTTGACATATCCCGGCGTAAATTCAGAGGTGGAGCCGCCACGGGAACGGATAACCTCACCGGAAACAATCGGCGAAACGTACAGCGCCATGTTTACCAGTCCCGGAATTTGTGAGAGATAGACTTTCTCCGTAGTGAAGGGATAGCTCTCACGGAAAAAGAGACGCAGAAACAGCGGATCAAACTTAAATTTCTGCTCATTTGCCGCCAGCAGCTGGGCGGTTGTGTACATCGACATAAAAAAATCCCGTAAAAAAAGCCGCACAGGCGGCCTTTAGTGATGAAGGGTAAAGTTAAACGATGCTGATTGCCGTTCCGGCAAACGCGGTCCGTTTTTTCGTCTCGTCGCTGGCAGCCTCCGGCCAGAGCACATCCTCATAACGGAACGTGCCGGACTTGTAGAACGTCAGCGTGGTGCTGGTCTGGTCAGCATCAACCGCCAGAATGCCAACGGCAGCACCGTCGGTGGTGCCATCCCACGCAACCAGCTTACGGGTGGAGGTATCCAGCATCAGCGGGGTCATTGCAGGCGCTTTCGCACTCAATCCGCCGGGCGCGGTTGCCGTATGTGCCGGGTCACTGTTGCCCAGCGGCTGGTAATGGGTAAAGGTTTCTTTGCTCGTCATAAACATCCCTTACACTGGTGTGTTCAGCAAATCGTTAACGGCATCAGATGCCGGGTTACCTGCAGCCAGCGGTGCCGGTGCCCCCTGCATCAGACGATCCAGCGCAGTGTCACTGCGCGCCTGTGCACTCTGTGGTGCAGCTGCCAGAATGCGGCGGGCCGTTTCCACGGTCATACCGGGGGTTTCGGCTAGCACGCGTGCCTGTTCTTCGCGTCCGTGAGCCTCCTCACAGTTGAGGATCCCCATAATGCGACTGTTTTCTGCCGCAACCGCTGCGGTGATCTGCGCGTTCACGTCCGGCTGCGCAGCGCTGGCGTTCTCGCCATCCGTCGCTTGCACTACGCCAGTAACGTCAGCCTGCGAAGCAGTGGCTGAAACAGTTGTTGATTGAGTCTCTTTGGTCATTCGCCCTCCTGAGAGACGGGATTTACGTGCATCCAGTGCATCACGCATGACGGTGATCGCATCGGTACTGTTAACAAGTTCATCAGCCAGTCCGGCATCAATGGCCTCCTGACCGCTGTACACTGCAGCCTCGGTATCCAGCACAGCCTGCACGGACAGGCCGGTATATGCCGACACCTTCTGTGCAAACATCCGGCGGGTTGCATCCATCCGGGACTGCAGTGTTTCCCGGACATCATCCGGTAGATGGCTGTAGGGGTTGCCATCCACCTTATGGCTGCCGCTGTAAATCAGCGTGATTTCCACGCCCTGTTTCTCCAGCGCAGCACCGTAATTACTGTGAGCCATCATGACGCCGATGGAGCCTGTCCGGGCGGTCTGCGTGACCAGACGTCGGGAGGCGGCGCTGGCAAGCAACTGACCTGCACTGCAGTTCATGTCGTTGGCCAGCGCCCATACCGGCTTTATGTCACGCACACGGGCGATGATGTCAGCGCAGTCAAATGCCCCTGCCACCATCCCGCCTGGCGTATCCATATCGAGCAGAATGCCGTCCACCATCGGGTCGCTGGCAGCCTGTTGCAGACGGGCGATAATGCCGTTGTAACCGGTCATCCCCGAATACGGCTGCAGCGCTCGCGTCCGACTGACCAGCGTGCCGGACACCGGCAGCACGGCGATGCCGTTCATGACCTGATAACTGCGGGCCTGTCGTGGTCCGTCATCATCAACGGATAACGCCAGCGCCGCGGGTGCCTCTCCGGCAGTCAGGCTGTCGCCGGATACCGCATCCGTCAGGCGGCTGATCCCAAGCTGGCCTGCAAGCGCACAAAAGAAAACCCGCGCATAGGCGGGTTCAAGCATCAGCGGCTCATTAAAGGCCATACTGGCAATATGCGGGAGATTACGCAGCTCTGCTGTCACTCTTCTCCTCCTCTGTTGATTGTCGCAGCCCGGATTCAAATGCCGCAGCCGCCCAGGTGGGCGGTTTAAGACCGGCTGCACGGCGCTCCATCGTTTCACGGACCTGCTGGGCAAAAATTTCCTGATAGTCGTCACCGCGTTTTGCGCACTCTTTCTCGTAGGTACTCAGTCCGGCTTCTATCAGCATCACCGCTTCCTGTACTTCTTTCAGACCATCGATGGCCATACGACCGGAGCCTATCCAGTCGCAGTTCCCCCAGGCACTTCGGGCTTCCTGAAAACTGAAGCGCGCTTTTGAAGGTAACGTCACCACGCGGCGAGCGATGGCCTCTTCCAGCCAGCACAGAAACATCTGGCTCGCCTGACGGGATGCGACGAATTTTCGCCGCCCCATAAAGTACGCCCACGACTCGTTCGCACTGGCCCGTGCCGTGGAGTAGCTCATCTGGGCGTAATTCCGGGAAAGCTGCTCATACGAGACACCCAGCCCGGCAGCGATATACCGCAACAGTGACTGCTCAAACACGGAGTAGCCGTTATCCGTGTCCTGAGCCGTCTGCAGGTTCAGTGAGTCCCCCGGCATCAGGTGCGGCACTTTTGCGCCTCCCAGCCGGACCGGTGCTGCGGCGTAATACGCGGCAATTTCACCAATCCAGCCGGTCAGCCTTTCCCGCTGCTCCTGACTGTTCGCGCCCAGAATAAAATCCATCGCTGACTGCGTATCCAGCTCACTCTCAATGGTGGCGGCATACATCGCCTTCACAATGGCGCTCTGCAGCTGCGTGTTCTGCAGCGTGTCGAGCATCTTCATCTGCTCCATCACGCTGTAAAACACATTTGCACCGCGGGTCTGCCCGTCCTCCACGGGTTCAAAAACGTGAATGAACGAGGCGCGCCCGCCGGGTAACTCACGGGGTATCCATGTCCATTTCTGCGGCATCCAGCCAGGATAGCCGTCCTCGCTGACGTAATATCCCAGCGCCGCACCGCTGTCATTAATCTGCACACCGGCACGGCAGTTCCGGCTGTCGCCGGTATTGTTCGGGTTGCTGATGCGCTTCGGGCTGACCATCCGGAACTGTGTCCGGAACAGTCGCGAGGGACTGGTATCCCAGGTGGCCTGAACGAACAGTTCACCGTTAAAGGCGTGCATGGCCACACCTTCCCGAATCATCATGGTAAACGTGCGTTTTCGCTCAACGTCAATGCAGCAACAGTCATCTTCGGCAAACTCTTTCCATGCCGCTTCAACCTCGCGGGAAAAGGCACGGGCTTCTTCCTCCCCGATGCCCAGATAGCGCCAGCTTGGGCGATGACTGAGCCGGAAAAAAGACCCGACGATATGATCCTGATGCAGCTGGATGGCGTTGGCGGCATAGCCGTTATTGCGTACCAGATCGTCTGCGCGGGCATTGCCACGGGTAAAGTTGGGCAGCAGGGCTGCATCCACACTTTCACTCGGTGGGTTCCACGCCCGCAACTGCCCACCAAATCCGCTGCCACCGCCGTGATAACCGGCATATTCACGCAGCGATGTCATGCCGTCCGGCCCCAGAAGGGTGGGAATGGTGGACGTTTTCATACATAAAATCCTGCAGGTCCCCTGCGTCGCTGTGTCATGCAGGTCTGCACTTCCAGCTCCGCAATGTATTTTTTCAGGTCAGACACGGAAGTGGCCGTAAACTCCGCTCTCCGTCCGTCTTTCTGTACCGTTGCCACCCGTTTTCCTGTCATCAGGTCATGCAGTGCCGCACGGGCAGCGGCAAGTTCTTCCTGTCGCGTCATTCATCCTCTCCGGATAAGGCACGGGCGTAATCTGCCAGTGTTTTCTTGTTGGTTGCTGCACCATCCTCTTCCTGCAGGCTCGCCAGCAGTGCACTGAGATCCAGCTGCCAGCGGGAAATACTGATGCGCAGCGCCGCCAGCGCATAAACGAAGCAGTCGAGCGCCTCATTGCGTCGCTTTTTGCTGTCCCACAGTATTTTTTTCCTGCCATCCCCCCATTTTTCGACCTGCTCTTCAGCAGTCAGCTGCTGCGCTTCGGTCAGATCAAAAATATTAGGGTTATTCGGGAAGTGAACGGCACCGGGAAGCGGTTCATCCCCTTCCGGCGTCAGTGTGAAGCGGTTATAAATCTGCTCTTTCGCGGTATCCGTACCGATTTCGGTAAGGTAAACCCCGTTTTTGTTTCGCTTACGTGGCATGCTGGCCACCGGCTTTCCGTAGACGGATGCCCCTTTAATGGGGATCACCCGGAACAGCCCATGTTTTTTCGAGCGTTCATACACAATGGTCGGGTCAATCCCGCCAATATCCCAGCAGATACGGGATATCGACATTTCTGCACCATTCCGGCGGGTATAGGTTTTATTGATGGCCTCATCCACACGCAGCAGCGTCTGTTCATCGTCGTGGCGGCCCATAATAATCTGCCGGTCAATCAGCCAGCTTTCCTCACCCGGCCCCCATCCCCATACGCGCATTTCGTAGCGGTCCAGTTGGGAGTCGATACCGGCGGTCAGGTAAGCCACACGGTCAGGAACGGGCGCTGAATAATGCTCTTTCCGCTCTGCCATCACTTCAGCATCCGGACGTTCGCCGATTTTCGCTTCCCACGTCTCACCGAGCGTGGTGTTCACGAAGGTTTTACGTTTTCCCGTATCCCCTTTCGTTTTCATCCAGTCTTTGACAATCTGCACCCAGGTGGTGAACGGGCTGTACGCTGTCCAGATGTGAAAGGTCACACTGTCCGGCGGCTCAATCTCTTCACCGGATGACGAAAACCAGAGAATGCCATCACGGGTCCAGATCCCGGTCTTTTCGCAGATATAACGGGCATCAGTAAAGTCCAGCTCCTGCTGACGGATGACGCAGGCATTATGCTCGCAGAGATAAAACACGCTGGAGGGATCATCCGGCGTCCATTTGAGGCCAAACAGCGTCTCTTTATCACCAAATTTAAGGTACTGCTCCTCCCCGCAGTGCGGGCAGGCAACATGAAAACGCATAAAATGCAGGGATTCACTGGCTGCACGCTCAATCTGACAGGTGCCTCTCACTTTGGGCGTGGAGCCACGGATGGACTTTGGCCAGACCGAGCCTTCAATACGCTTGTCACCCAGGAACGTCGGAGAGCCTTCCTGTTCAATATCATCATCAAAAGCAGCAAGTTCATCATAACCCGCCACATCCACCGACTTTTCACGGTAGTTTTTTGCCGCTTTACCGCCCAGGCACCAGAAGTCACGACCATTGGTGAAACGCTTCATGGTGAGCGTGTTATCCCGGTGCTTTTTGCCATACCACGGGGCCAGCGCCAGCAGCGAAGGAATATCACGGATGGCCGGCTCAACGTGAGTTTTCATAAAGTTCTCGGCATCACCATCCGTCGGCAACCAGATAAGTGTGTTGCGCTGCTTATGCTCTATGAAGTAGGCATAAACACCCAACAGCATTTTGGAATAACCAACACGGGCAGACTTCACCACATTCACCTCGCGGATGTAGTCGCTGCCCATCGCATTCATGATGGCCCGCTGAAAGGGCAGTGTTTCCCAGCGCCCTTCCTGGTATGCGGATTCTTTCGGGAGATAGTAATTGGCATCCGCCCATTCAACGGCGGTCTGTGGCTCCGGCCTGAACAGGGCTCGCAGCCCGGCGCGTACATCACGCCGCAGAATATCAATCTGACTGTTCGATATATTCACTCAGCAACCCCGGTATCAGTTCATCCAGCGCGGCTGCTTTGTTCATGGCTTTGATGATATCCCGTTTCAGGAAATCAACATGTCGGTTTTCCAGTTCCGGAAAACGCCGCTGTACCGAGAGAGGGATCCCGTCAAGAATACTGGCAATTTCACCTGCGATCCGTGACAGCACGAAAGTACAGAATGCGGTTTCCACCACTTCTGCGGAGTCTCTGGCATTCTTCAGCTCCTGGGCGTCAGCCTGCGCACGCGTAAGTCGATGGCGTTCGTACTCAATAGTCCCAGGCTGGAGATCTGCCTCGCTGGCAGCCCTGTAATCCTCAACCTCTTTACGGAGTTTTTCATTTTCGATATCAGCTTCCCTCTGCGCATACCACTGAATTGCCATGGCGGTATCAAATACAGATTCAACGCCCTTACCACCTCCGGAGACGCAAGGGAGTCCCTGAGACTGCCAGCGTTCAATCGTTCGCGGATCCACGTTGAAAATTTCGGCAAGTTTCTTTTTATTAACCTTCATGAAACAGTCTCACAATAAATACAGGGTCCGACATGAAAGTGCCCGAAAATGACTTTTTTAGGCGTTTTCATGTCGGACCTTTACGGATTCGATATTAGAAAAAACAAATAGTTATGTTCGAGAAGTACCGACATGATTTTCCCCGGAAAATTTTCATAAATAGCGAAAACCCGCGAGGTCGCCGCCCCGTAACCTGTTGGATCGACGGAAAGGACCCGAAAACGAGAATAATTATCACTTACAGCAAGAATCGAATCTGATCTATTATGGTGCTTGCTATTATGTGCCGGCACAAGTGCGTCGTTTACCGTCATTTCACACAGAGGCATCATCAAATGAAAATCAGAAATATTCTCGCTATCTCCCTTGCGACATCATCCTTCAGTTGCCTGGCATTTAAATCCTCGCCCAATGTGCTACCAGGACCAACGAATCAACTAACTGCGGTAGAAAGTAAAATTATCGGACATTTTTATGCCCCACACAGTACATTACCCGGAACAACCATCACAGGGACATGTGACGCCTCCCCCGTCCCGGGATGCACCTGTCCGTTTTGTACTATGCTGCGTAGCCAAAACCGATAACATCCGCATTTACCTGGTATTCCATGATGAGTTCACGCAGCGACTGATAGAGGAAGGAAAGATGGTTAGTAAAAGCAAGGCGCATTGCCGCCGCATGCTGCAGGCATTGCAACAGACGAGAGCAGGTATTTTTGACCAGTTGGAAAACTGCCAGCATACTTTGCCCGAGTATATCGCCATCTCATCGGAAACCAGTACAACTCTTATTCATCGGGTTCCACCAGAGAAAAAGAAGAAATGAACAGTGAGGCGTTGTGTGGCATACAACGCCTTCTTCCATCATTCCTCGTCAGCCATGACAAAAATATAACCGCTGGCTCTTTCATTTTTCTCCTGCTTCCAGCCCCTCTCTACCTGGAAGCATCAAGGACGTGACGGCGTAAAGATAAATTGTCTCTTCACTCCCTGACAGGGGCGATTCTTTTCAAATCGCCATTTCGCCATGGCCTTCACCACTTCATCACGAAACAAATTATGAGGCTCTGAGCGGAGAAAAACGATCCGTGTCACAGTCCCATCAGCACCAATATCGAACTTAACCTCAACCAGCCCCTTGATATAATTTGCTGCAGCATATTCCGGATATCGTGGATACACCGTTACTAATTGCCGGGGCTCATCAGCTTTTTGCTGCGAGCATCCCACTGCCAGGACAGATAACAGAAAAAGTAGTAAAAGGCGTCTTTTCATTTTTATTCCTACGGGTCTTATTCTGACAATATATCCTGTGTTCCAGACTGCCACATCACCACATCCTGTGCCATTATCTGACTCACATTACATACATCGCATCGGGATACAGTAGTAGCACTTTCTGTAATACAGCTTCCTGTTTCTTCCACCATCGCACCGGGATAAACCCGCGAATCATTAACGCGGTAAAAACCCGGTGTGCATCGTTTTTAATTATTCCCGCACACTCACGCAGAAGGAATTCCCCGTCGGGCTACGGTCATGGTTAATGCGGGAATACGGCGACGATACAGCGCAGCTAAAAGGGTAATGGACGGATAGACCGGTTTATTTCATTCCACAGGATTCTGAGTGTCCCCAACTTCCTCCAATAGTCTGAGCCCACCTGTGTAGTTTTAATTTTCATCAATCCATTTAACTATCGTTTAATTGTTGTCACATAGGATTCTGCCGTTTTTAACAATGCAGGATAATAAGATGAAAAAAATGTTGTTTTCTGCCGCTCTGGCAATGCTTATTACAGGATGTGCTCAACAGACGTTTACTGTTGGAAACAAACCTACAGCAGTAACACCAAAGGAAACCATCACCCATCATTTCTTCGTTTCGGGAATTGGGCAGAAGAAAACTGTCGATGCAGCAAAAATTTGTGGTGGTGCAGAAAATGTTGTTAAAACAGAAACCCAGCAAACATTCGTAAATGGATTGCTCGGTTTTATTACTTTAGGCATTTATACTCCGCTGGAAGCGCGTGTGTATTGCTCACAATAATTGCATGAGTTGCCCATCGATATGGGCAGCTCTATCTGCACTGCTCATTAATATACTTCTGGGTTCCTTCCAGTTGTTTTTGCATAGTGATCAGCCTCTCTCTGAGGGTGAAATAATCCCGTTCAGCGGTGTCTGCCAGTCGGGGGGAGGCTGCATTATCCACGCCGGAGGCGGTGGTGGCTTCACGCACTGACTGACAGACTGCTTTGATGTGCAACCGACGACGACCAGCGGCAACATCATCACGCAGAGCATCATTTTCAGCTTTCGCATCAGCTAACTCCTTCGTGTATTTTGCATCGAGCGCAGCAACATCACGCTGACGCATCTGTATGTCAGTAATTGCCGCGTTCGCCAGCGTCAGTTCTCTGGCATTTTTGTCGCGCTGGGCTTTGTAGGTAATCGCGTTATCGCGGTAATGATTAACCGCCCATGAAAGGCAGACGATGACGCAGATAACCAGAGCGGAGATAATCGCGGTTATTCTGCTCATACCTCACTCTCTCTGAGCGTTCCGCCAGCTTCTTTGAATTTTGCAATCAGGCTGTCAGCCTTATGCTCGAACTGACCATAACCAGCGCCCGGCAGTGAAGCCCAGATATTGCTGCAACGGTCGATTGCCTGACGGATATCACCGCGATCAATCATCGGTAAAGCACCACGCTCTTTAATCTGCTGTAATGCCACTGCGTCCTGGCTTTTGGGGGAGAAGTCTTTCAAACCAAGCTGTTTACGGTAAGCATCCCACCAGCGTGAAAGAAGCTGATAACGTCCGGCGGCTGTTGATTTGAGTTTGGGGTGTAGCGTGACAAGTTTGCGAGGGTGATCGGAGTAATCAGTAAACAGTTCGCCGCCAACAATAACATCATAACCGTGGTTACGTGTCGGTTGTCGCCCGTTATCCGTTCCTTCTGACCACGCCAACATATCGAGGAAGGCTTTACGCTGAGGATTAAGATTTTGCATTTTTCACCCCTGTCAGTCGTTCCCAGAAGTACGTCAGTGCAACCGAACCCATCGCACCACTAATCCCCGCTGTCGCGAGAATCATGTAAATACTGAATCCACTTTCGATGCTGATCAGGCCACCAATAACACCGGTGAATCCTGATACCACTATTTGAGCCAGAGCATTTATCCAACTCCACGTTGCTTTACTCTGCTTCACATCTATCAGGTAGCGGACCAGACCGCCCCAACCTGCGATGATCAGCAAAACGAGCCAGAACGCTCCGGCAAGGCTCTCTTTTTCGTGCATATGAATAGCCAATGTTTCGCCGCCGACAAAAGGCCGGGACGTTAAATGTCAGAAATCAGGCTCACGGGGTAATTTAACGACAAAGCACGGAGTTGATGCTCCCCGCAAGCCTGGAATAAAAAAGCCAGCATGTAGCTGGCAACAGAGGGTTAAGCAATATCAACTCAACAGCTGAAGACACCCTGGCTGGGGTAGGTTGGAAGGCTACTAACCGTTCAGAAACAGAAAAGCCCAAGGCTTTAAACCTCGGGCTTGAATTTGGATTACTGCCAGTGCGTACAACATTGGCAAAATATCAGATTTACATAAAATATATGATTTTTAATCCAGTTTTGCAATATCTTGCTGTGAAAATATGGTCTTTTGTTTTGAACGTGTTTTCGTTAAAAGCAATAAAGCTTGGCTATCAAGCTGTAGAAAAATGTGCTTCATTGCAACCCAGCGTTCAGTAAATGTCTCAGACCAGTTTTTTGATGTCACTCCCACCAGTGATGCCAGCTCCTGGTATTCATAGGTCTTACGCCCTGCCAGCTCGTTCTTCACATCCTGTGCCGCCAGCCAGATCAACTTCTTCAAACGTTCCAGTGTTTTACCTGCAATTTTCCTGGTACCCAACAGAGTCTTAAACTCGCTCCATGCCCACTGCGTTATGGTGACCTGATGTTCCCAGCGAACACTTTCGCTGTAACTCCACAGCAACCACGCTTTCTGATGTTCTTCGAGAGACAGAACCGCGCGGCGCCATGACGAGGTTGAGAACTCAACCTGGCTGACCAGTGCAATGGATGAACCTTTTGCGTACAACTGCTTACCGGAAATCGGCGGATTATCCAGCGTAATCATCCTGCCAGTTACCTCATCCAGAATGCGCGGCTTCTTTCGTTTGTATGTACCAGTATCAAATTGTGCATGCTCCAGCCAGGCTTCAAGCTGTCCTTTCGTTGCTCCGCTCAAATCAGCGGTAGCCACAATGAGTTGCTCGCGGACATACTGTAAATATTGGGTATTCATGCGGCAGCTCCTTTCAGTGTTTTGGCGTAATTCTTCAGTATCCGGTAATCGGTCAAAACAGAACCAGGAAAACGATATAAGCGCAGGCGCACCCAGCGGCGGCGAAGACGTTCTGCCATATAAGACTCAAACATCATTCATCTCCCAGTTCAGTGATAGTCAGCTCCAGCTTCCCACCTTTGGTAACGGGCATCTTCACAACGCGGTAATCAACGACCTGAGCATCATCCAGCCAGAAACCTGCTTTGGTGAGTGCGTCAAAAGCGGCCTTTTGCAGATTATCAAGGTCACGGCGACGGCGATCCGGCATGTGGCACTCAATGCTGATTTTCACAGGAATAGCCAGGCCGATATCCAGCATTGCGTTTTTAATGATTCGGGCGACATTATCGCGGTATGCCTGCCCCTCTGCGCTGATATGCGTGCGTCCGCGATTATGGCGGTAATAGCGATTATTGCTCGGCGGCCAGGGTAGTGTGATGCAGTAAGTATTCACGCCTTAATTACCCCCTCTTTCAGCCAGATAACCTGTGTTCTCGCCATACCTTCCAGCGCACATTCTTTTGCATATCCAGCGTCAACAAAATGCGTGCGACGGTCGATTTCGTCGTGGCAGGCAGAACATGCAATGGTGGCAATCAGGTCTGGCGGTTTGATACCGGTACCGCACAATCCAGCCAGCCGGATATGTGCCAGTACTGACGTTTCAGGATTGCCATTACATACGCCAGGGATTCTTACCTGGCATTCCCGACCACGCGCTGCTTTTCTCAAGTCAGCCATGATTCCTCCTTGCTGCCAGTCGCAACCATTTTTTATCAACCAGGCTGGCGGTATATCCGAGCAGTGTTGGTATTTCGGATGGTTTCAGCTCAGGCTTACGCTTACGACGATTTGGTACTCTGTAGATGTGTCCGTTCATGACACGAATAAGCGGTGTAGCCATTACGCCTCCTGCTTGTCGCGCAGCAGCTGGAACTCGCAGCTCTGCGGAATAGTCAGGTGGCAGCCAATATTCACCGCCCAGGCTTCAACCTTACACAGGAAGACATACATCTCTCCGGTATCGAGATCGGAGGTATGGCGTAACGACTGGATAGTAGTGATTTCGCCGGTTACGACATCAACCAGGTCCTTGGTTTCATAACCGAGGTATGTGTGTTTGAGAGCATCTTTTACCCATGCTGCGGTAGCGAACGATTTCCCCCTGCTGATGAGGTATTCACTGATTTCGCTGTACCACATGTGGCTGAGTGCATTCTGGGAAAGACTGCGTTTCTCACGCCACGGTTTAAGCACCATGCGAAAGCATTTTCCGTTCTCCAGATAAGGCTGGATCTGCTGGCCGATAGCGATGAAGTTACCGCGATGCAGTTTGATGCCATCTTGTGGTAGGTTCACGCTTCACCTCCACAGAGGTCAGACGCTGGATGCAAAAAAACGCAGGTGCATTTCTGCATCTGTGAAGGGAGAAGAGAGTTTGGATTGTGTGTGCGCATAAACGTCCCCGTTTAGCGCAGAAGTCACCGGAGTTGTTCAGGCTCCGGTGATACAATTATGGCGAATTGATTATTCATAATCAAACAAGATAAGGTCTCAAACTTCATGCAAGCCAAGATTTATTTCTGACAGAATTATACAAAGAAGCTATTGGTCAGAATCTACTCGGACTGTAAAACATACGCATAACCTTAAGCTCTCACTTTAAGCATTGTTGAAATAATAGCCGTCAAGTACAACCTTAACCACGACTGGGATATTTCCCTGGCTACCACGAGTTGTACGGCTATTAAACTGCCGTTAAATTCAGTAAGAGAATTTCATCCGATAAGTCAAGGCATGTAAAACATGAAAATTAACAAGATATTATCATCTGCAACACTATTGTATGGTATGTCAATGGCCATGTCGGTCGGGAGTTGTGCAACACCTGTCCAGACTAATCTTCCTGGTTACACCCCGGGTGCAGATATCATTAGTGTTTCACCGACCAGAAACCAGGTCGATCTCATTGGTGATGTTGTTTATTCCCAGATAAAAGGAACTCGTTCTGTCAGACAGCTTCACATGTCAGTTCTTGTCCCGCGAACAAATGATTTAAAACCAGCCATTATTTATTATCCCGGCGGCGGATTCATGTCTTCTGAACATGACAAATTTATTGAAATGAGAATGGCTCTGGCAGAAGCTGGTTTTGTTGTGGCCGCTGTAGAATACAGAACAATTCCTGATACATTTCCAGCACCAGTTGAGGATGGAAAAGCTGCAATACGTTACCTGAGAGAGCATGCCAGCAATTATGGGATTGATCCTCAAAGAATCGGAGTTCTGGGTGACTCTGCCGGTGGATGGCTTGCCCAGATGATGAGAACTACAAATGGTGACAAAACCTTTGATAAAGGTGACTTTCTTCAGCAATCCTCAGATGTTCAGGCAGTTGCCACACTTTATGGGATTTCTGACTTGTTGAATATTGGCGAGGGGTTCCCTGAATCAGTGCAGGAGGTTCATCGCTCTCCTGCCGTAACCGAAGCCTTAATGATCAATGGCCCTGCATTCAGAAATTTTGCGGGAGCCCCCATCACAGCGTCAAAAGAAAAAGCGCTAAACGCCAGTCCAATCGGACATATGAAAGGAGTAAAACCCCCATTTCTTATTATGCATGGTAGCAAAGACACTCTGGTTTCACCTGAGCAAAGCGCCAAACTATTCAGGATGTTGAAGAAGAACGGCGATAACGCTGAGTACGTGCTGGTAGAAGGGGCCGAGCATGGCGATAAGACATGGTATCAGCCAATTATTATAAACAGAGTCGTTGAGTGGTTTACTAAAAACCTGGGAGCGCCTATAAAAACAGCTCCCCAACAACAAAACCCAAACGCTAACCTGTAAAAAGAGGGAGGGCTAAGCCCTCCCCATTCAATTTTGTTAACTATCCTTTTCAGGTAGTTTTACAACATAAGTCCTTATTGTTTTCTCATATGTATTTTTGCTATTCGTTATTTTGGCCTTAATCCAGTGATAACCACTTTCATAGGTGCTGAATTCCGAAGCTGCATTACCTGTCCAGTGTAACGTTACTGTAGCAGGCTCCATTTTGACCCGTTGAGAGTCTGGACTATCTTCACTACCAGCAGAAAACTCAACCGTACCAGATAATGGGTTTCCAAAATGATCGACAAATCGAGCATAAATACCTACTGGAGAGCCATCGTTTGTCTCATAACCAGGATCTTTTGTTAGAGTCAATACTCCATTTGCGTCATCAGCGTACAGGGAGAATGATTTCACCGCGCTAACATCACTGCCAAGTTCGTTTAAGGTCGCCGTTAATTTATACGAACCAACCGTTCGACCATGTACGCTTACCGTAGCCTGACCGTTCTCATCAGTCGTTACTGTGGTTTTATCAACCACCAACGCACCATATTTAGACGGCCCAGATGTCTTAACATTCAATGCTCGACCACTTAATGCTTCGCCTGACTTACTTTTCAACAGTAACGTAAATACCAGATTGTTGGTATCGCTCACTACAGCCGAAGATGCAGATGATGTGATCTCCAACACAGCCCCCTTCACATCCGTCACGGCATCAATATTCTGGCTTGCGGTTATGCGTTTCCCATCCAGAACATACTCGGCCTGAATTGTGTACTGGCCTGATTTCGATGCAGTGAACTGCGTTGTTGCCTGTCCATGAGCATCCAGTTGCAGATTACTACTGGTCAATGATGCTCCCGTCGATGGTGTAATCGTTAAATCCACCTCGCCTGTAAACGCATTGTTATTCGCATCAACCAACTGAATGTTTACTGTTGCGTTTTCACTGCCATCGGCCACAATCTCTTGTTTTGATACACTCATAGTAAGTTCTGCAGAAGCAACATCGGGCACAAAAGTTAACTTAACGCTGCCAGATTCCACGCTATGGGAACCGTCAGTCACCCGTGCAGTCACCGTGTACTCACCAGCTTTCACCGTTGTAAGCGGAACAGAAACATGCCCTGTTGAATCAGTCACGATATTTGTTGGTACAGATAATCCTTCAGATGAGGTGATGAGCTGAATCTTTTGCCCATTGACCGACGCATTCGTATTTGTCAGCTGCACATCTAATACCGCTGCATCCTTACCATTAGCAGGAATATTGGAAATTAAACTACTGCTTTCAGGCGTCAGTGACAGTGAAGCTCCGGTCATATTTGATGCAAAGGTCACTGTTAACTCAGTAGACATCTGAGAACCAGCATGAGCTGTAATCACGTAAGACCCCGGAGTGGAGCTTATTAACGCAAAAATAGCATTACCATTTTCGTCAGTTGAAACAGCATGTTCACCACCAACTTGAGTTATCCCTGCTGGTAAAGACAATGTGACAGCATAACCAGGAACAACATTGCCGAAACGGTCCGCAAGGCTTACAGTTACCATATTTCTCTGTTTTCCATCAGCCAATGCATTATTTTGGCTGGCTTCAAACTGAGAGAATGTAACCTGCTGCCGGTCCTCAATAAAGGTGATTTCTTTCTTAACACCTGAGAAATCATGACTATCAGATTTAACACCGATAGTAATCTTACCAGCTCGTTTTGAAGTTACTGTCGCGCTATAGACACCGTCTTTTTCCGTTACAGTCCCAAACTCGACTCCTTCTGCCTGGTTAAGAGCATAAAAGCTCAGAGTGTTATCACCAGTGATTGCATTTCCTTGTGAATCCTTCACTGCCAGTTGTAGATTGATATTGTAACCAACTACCTGTTCTGCTGGTGCAGCGGTTAAAACAGCACTGACCTCAGAATCAGGTTCTGTTGCTGCTGTTTGCTTAATACTGAGAGTAAATGTTTTTCCCTGAACTTTTGCAGTTACACGTACCGTACCAGCCTGCGAACCAGCAGTCAGAACAGAGTGATATACCCCAGCAGAGATTTCCTCTACCGCGCCTAATGACGGAGCAGTTACCGTTTCACGCTGTCGAGCACTATTGCTATCTGCTGTAAATTCCACTGACATTTCAATGTCATCAGCCAGTCCGGTTAATGCCTTACCGTTACTATCTTTCAGGCTTAATACTATCGGATAAGTGGATTGGCTATCAGCAGAGATCGTCGGCGACGAATCTCCATCCAGTGTAAAAGACGAATCAGCTGTCGATACATCACTATCAGTAATGGCTGCCTGCTTAATATTCAGAGTAAAGGTTTTTCCCTGAACTTTTGCAGTTACAAGTACCGTACCAGCCTGCGAACCAGCAGTCAGAACAGAGCGATATACCCCAGCAGAGATTTCCTCTACCGCGCCTAATGACGGAGCAGTTACCGTTTCACGCTGTCGAGCACTATTGCTATCTGCTGTAAATTCCACTGACATTTCAATGTCATCAGCCAGTCCGGTTAATGCCTTACCGTTACTATCTTTCAGGCTTAATACTATTGGATAAGTGGATTGGCTATCAGCAGAGATCGTCGGCGACGAATCTCCATCCAGTGTAAAAGACGAATCAGCCGTCGAGACACCACTATCAGTAACGCTAATATTCATCACGGCATAGTTGGAAACGTTGCCTCTGTTATCCTGTACTGTGGCTCCAACATTCCACGAATTTACACCTTCGCTTTTATAAGCCGGTAAAGTGATCTGCCATGATGTGCCATTTCCACTGATCTTGCCGCCAGCCGCAGTGAATGCACTATCATTCCACTGTACAGACTTGATACCACCACTAGCATTGTTGATTGTCAGTGTTACAGGGATGATTGATTCCCCCTCCCCCTGAACAGACTCTGGCAAACTGATTTTCAGTGCATGCTTCTTCTTGTACTCCAGAACAATGTTGTTATTTCGTTCAACAAAATCATAACGCCGGTTCTGGACTTCTCGCATAACAGCAACATTGTCACTGCTAAGCTGTTCAGCAAGGGAAACGCCCGGGCGATAATTAAACTCAACACCAAAGGTTGTATCGTGAACGTTGCTCTGTCCTTGCTTATGCTGTGCAGAAAACTTAATCAGAGGAACTGGTGTATAAGAAATTCCCCCAGTAACTGCGTAAGGGTTTTCCTGCAGATTATCGCTTCCAAATAACCCGACATTTTTACCATAATATTTTTCAAACTGAATGGATGCCCCTAATTGCGGATAAGCAGGTAGCCATCCTTCAGCAGAAAAATCCCAGCCATTTGCGGGTCTTTCCAGATAATCATCAATATCCCGACTGTTCTTCCAGTCAGACAAACCAAAATAGGTATTTACACCAAGCCTGAAATAATCTCTCCAGTACTCAACCCCAAAACCTGCACGAGAGTGACTGCGACTTAAATCGTAATCATAGAAAACATTCGCACCCAACATTGCGTTATCAGGAGTGAAATGACGAATCCCCAAACCAATATTGGTCTGATTTCGGTCATCAGTACGATGTAGTGATGTCTGACTGAAAAGCACATAATCCTGAGTATCCAGCCATGGATATAAAAAGTCGAATGATGAATCCTTCAAGGAAAAAGAATCATCGACATTAAGCTTGATGCGCGCATTGCCATATTGTTGCAACCAGTCGACGACCTCTTTTGTCGCCTGAGTTGATAAAGTATTTACAGCAAAACTACTTGCATTATTATTCGCCAGGCTCTGACCTGCACTTGCTGCAAATGAGGCCACTTTATTTGCATGCTCATCGCTGGCATAAGTTTGCGTAACATCTTTATTACCAGATGATGCAAAACTGTTTGCTGGGATCAAAGAAAGAGAAACTGGAGATAATATCTGGGTAACAATTACCGACCATGTAATCGCGCCAGATGCAGTTTTTTTTAACTTTTTATTCACAGTGGTCATAGTTCAATCAACGTTATGAATATAATGAAAAAAATAACTGGTATGACAAGAGGCGCGAAATATACAGCTCGTTACAAAAAAATCAACTCAAAAATAAAATAAAATCTCTGCATAAACTTTATGGCTAAATGATTTCACAACAATGGAAGAAAAATTTTGTTGCTCACGCAATCAATCATTTCGGGCGTTACAACTAGTCCTAGATTATATTCGCTAGGTATACTTTATTTTTAAGCTAATACTTTAGCTCTATTTCATCGCTCCTTTCAGCCCGAACTTAGCTTTGATTTCTGCGATCTTCGCCAGAGCCTGTGCACGATTTAGAGGCCTACCGCCCATGACAGGAAGTTGTTTTACTGGTTCAGGTATAGCCTCACCACGGTTAATTCGCGCGGTCATACAGGCCAGTTCATCGGCAGCCTTGCGCCGTAATTCCGCGTCAGTCAACGCATTGGCCCGCATGTTCTGGTACAGGTTGGTAACCAACCAGTAGTGCGCGTTTGATTTCCATGGATAAGACTCTGCGTCCGGATACAGGCCACGCTTCCGGCAATACTCGTAAACCATATCAACCAGCTCGCTGGCGTTTGGCAGCCCGGCGGTAACGGATGTTTCTTCCCGGCACCAGGCAACAAACTGCCCGGGTGATGGCAGGAATGGTCGATTCTGCCGACGGGCTACGCGCATTCCTGCGTTAACCTGTTCCATTGTGGTGATCCCATTTTCCCGGAAAGCCAGCACCCACTGGCGGCGGATTTCGTTCAGTTCGTTCTGGTCCCGGTTAGCCAGGCTCGCCGGGAAAGTTGCCAGTAACTGGCTGAACACACCATTGATGATCTGCGCTACCAGCTGTACCTGCGGCTTTTCGTCGTACTGTTCCGGCATGTTATTGGCGATCCGACGCATCTGCTCACGGTCAAAGTTAACCATCTGTGCGGCGATGTTTTTCATAAATCCACCCCATAAATCCAGTCAGTGTTTGTCAGGTCGAGTTTTGATTTTCCGGCTGTCACGCCAGCCTGTTGCTTGTTACGGTTGATTTCGAGTTGGGTCCACTTGTCGCGGAGTTTGGCCGGACTTAGCACGTTACCGGGCCAGAAGTTGTCCTGGCATGCCCAGCGGAACAGTACACACATGTCGCGGTGGTTACGTCCGTCACGTTCACGCATCAGGCGGATATCGTTAGCCCACCCTGCAAAATTCGGTTTTCTGGCTGATGGCGCGATGGTCTTCACCATGTCAAACATCCACTCTGCGGCGGTCAGGTCTTCTGCTGTCCCCCACTTGCTGCCGCTCTGAATTGCAGCATCCGATTTCACCACAGGAAGATCGTTTTCTGGCTGGTCAGAGGATTCGTCAGAATTCTCGGACGAAAAAGGTTTTATATTGTCTTTTGTTAGTTTGTCTTTTGTGTTTACCTGATTCGGGTAAACGCCTTTACCTGATTTGGGTAAACTTTTCTTACCTGATTCAGGTAAATTTACCTCTTTCAGGTAAACTTTATTTTTCTTACCTGATTCGGGTAATGTTGACCATTCACTGACCACATTATTAATGCCGATATTTCGCCCGCTCTGAATAAGAATCCCACGCTTTACCAGAACGCTTTTTGCAGCAGAACACTTGTGCGGCAATATCCCGGTCAATTCGGAAAGTTGCTCGTTGCTCACCCAATCCAGTTTTTTATTAAAGCCATATGTTTTGCGCATGACAGCCAGGAAGACCAGAAGCTGGTGCTGTGTTAATCCGGCCAGCATCACAGCTTCCAGCAACTCATTTGCAATGCGCGTATAACCATCGTCGAGATCTGCCACGCGCGGCTCCTTTTGTGCCACATCCGGCACTGGAAAATTGAATATCTCAGCAGTGTTTGCCATAATTCCTCCCGCAATGAGTGTGTTACGATTTGCACCTGAAAGTCGGCTCTGTTCCCGCAGACCGGCTTTCGCCATTTCTGAGCCTGTCATATTGCCCCCAACATGGTGGTAACCATCGCCATCAATGGACCAGCCAGATCCGGGTCCACACGAAACATCGACACAATACCTTCACTCATCTCCTTCAGTTTCTGGTGGCGTGGTGCGTTGAGAATGACAGCCTGTTTTGCCTCACTGAGTTCCTTTTCCATTTCAGCCAACCTAGCCATGAAGCTATCCTGCTCAACCAGGTAACCGCGATATTCCAGCGGTAGTACCGCCAGAATTGCCGGGGTCAGTTCACGCACGTTATTTCGGTATTTTTCAGAATCGAATTTGTTATCGAGGAAGCGGAACAGCTTCTGGCGTGCACGGCTGACATCATCAGGGAAATCGATGGCGCCGCCGCCCTGCTCCCGATACTCATTCACAATGAGTGTGGCAACGACATCCTGATTATCTTCAGCCGACCAGGCGCGGACGGCATCACGGATTTTTTCGTGGCCTGGCACCTGTTTTGTTTGAGAACGATTTATCACCGCAGTCGGGCTAAATCCGCTAGTCTGTTGGTATGTAAGTGGTTGCATAATTGACTCCTTTAGTTTGAATTGACTGTTAAGTTGATTGCTTATTGTTAAAGAGCGTGAAATGGAAATTTAAGCTGCGTTCTTTTCGGTGTGTGGAAACAACTTCGGAAGATCCGGGCGAATCTGGTATGCCTTCACTACTCCACCAGTAGCCGTAACAATGCTGCCGACATGTTCAGGGGATACCTTTGCTTTGTTGTGAAGCCACTTATAGACGGCCTGCTGTGAAACTTCGCAGGCAGCGCCCAGTTTCTTTTGTGAACCAACGATATTGATCGCTGTTTTGATAGCTGGGTTCATAACAACCTCCGTGGTTAATTTGAATCAAGATTAAAACTATGGTTGTTTTTAGTCAACAACCATTTTCGTTTGATGGAATAAAACCTTGGTTGTACATTTGGACTATGAAAACAACACTCTCAGAAAGACTTAAAGAAGCCAGATTAGCGCGAGGCCTTACACAAAAGGCGCTTGGGGATTTGGTCGGGGTTAGCCAAGCTGCTATTCAGAAAATCGAAACAGGGAAAGCTAACCAAACAACTAAAATCGTGGAGATCGCGAACGCTTTGGGTGTGCGCGCAGAATGGTTATCTTCTGGCGTTGGAAATATGTCAGACAGTACAGTGCAACCAATACTATCAACTGTCAGCCATTCCAAATACTTTAAGATTGACGTTCTTGATATAGAAGTCAGTGCTGGGCCGGGAGTCATCAACCGTGAGTTTGTAGAAGTTCTACGCTCGGTTGAGTACTCGTTTGACGATGCTCGTCACATGTTCGATGGTAGGAAGGCGGAAAATATCCGCATCATTAACGTGCGTGGTGACAGCATGTCAGGAACGATCGAACCAGGTGATCTGCTGTTCGTTGATATCACAGTTAAATCTTTCGACGGTGATGGTATCTATGCGTTTCTGTACGACGACACAGCCCATGTAAAGCGCCTGCAAATGATGAAGGATAAGCTACTGGTTATCTCTGATAACAAGAGCTACTCGCCGTGGGACCCAATTGAGAAAGACGAGATGAACCGGGTGTTTATCTTCGGGAAAGTTATTGGGAGCATGCCGCAGACCTACAGGAAGCATGGGTAGGTAGTATGTAAAGAATTACCTTTGGTTGATTTGTAATAGCTACCGATTACGTTATCGGTAGCTATAAGAAATTTTTATGTCTTTACTGTGTTTATTTATTCAATACTAGTTGGACTATAGCAATGAAAGATAACAGACAAAAAGTCGTTCATTATAAAAAAGCAGTAATCCCACACAGCAAATCATCATTACAAAACATACTACTTAGTATTATAGGTGAGGGCGGCGTTGCAGAAAAAGTACTTAGTAGACAAGAAAAAATAACACCTTCAGATGAAAATTCGGGGTATCGTTTCTTAAATAAAAGCGACACATACAAAACTATACTTTTTGGGCAACTGGTTTTATTTGAAAAAGACAAAAGCCAGTCTCTATTAGAGCTTAGTGATAATGTTAAATTTTATGACATTAACTCCATCACGTCTAATGATATAATTATTGATGGAGATAAACGTAGTGACAAAAAAAGAGAGTTTGTAGATTCAATTTTATATTTTGGTGTACTAAACAACCATGTCATGATCGTTCAATCCACATCGCTTCGAGCAAGGGAGCTTGAGGCGCATTTGAATTGGCTAATTAATACATTCACAGATGAAAAAGAATCTGTGTTAATGCTTCAAGATAAGCCATCCGAAGAAACGATGAAAAAAATGGAGAAAGCACCAGCCAAGAGCATAAAAATTGGTGGATTACCCATTACTTCAGAAGTTAAAAATTCAGAGAACCAAACACCCTCCTTTTCAAATGGTTCGGTGAAGACAATAAAATACCGCCCAATAGGGAAAGGAGGTGCGCTACTAAAAGCATTTTTTGGCGATAACTGGGCAAATGATATAAACATTAAAGATTCATTAGATGAGGCCAATTTACAAGTAAGCCTCGAGATTACATACTTCAGAAAAACAAATGATAGCGGTCAAGCTGTTATAGACAGTATTGCTACCTCACTACGACATCTAGATGAGGATGATATTAGCATCAAACTTCAAGGCGGTGGGGAAATAACGGGAAAAGAGATAAAATTATCCGGAAAAATTAGCGTTGAATATAACAATGGCATTATTGATGAAAATGATTTATTCTTAAAAATGCATAAGTGGCTGTTCTCAAAACTTGATGCCGGAGAATTGGTTGCAAAATAACCTACCAAAAGGAGGGCGATAATGAAATCGAACATCATCCACCTTATTGGTATGTTGGTCTTCTATTTTGCTGGTTACTTTTTGTTCAAGTCAGCATTGGGCTATATTACACCGGGTGTTGTCCTAACTGCTCCGTGGGCTGTGGTTGGACTCATGCAATTGCCATTATCATATTGTATACAAGCCATTTTTAAGGCAAATGAGGCCAATGACCACTCGTCTTTAACCCCTAGTGAGGTTAGGCGATTAGTGCCAATAGTCAAATCCAAGAGACTGAAATTGGTTTTATTATTAGCTTTCTATGTATTTTCAACTTTGTTTGTAATCTTGGGGTTAATAGCAAGCACAAATGATCAAGCCCTACTCTTCAGGGTCTTAAAAATTTCAGGTGGATTACTCTTTATTTCTCTCTATACCAGTGTATTCGTTCATAAAATAATGGTTGAGCTTCAAGAGTTTAAAGCGTTATTAAACCGAAGAGAATCAGAGAAGAAGGAAAGAGAGTCACTCCTTGATAGATTAAAATGCCCCCCCTCCCCGGCCGTCGTGCCGGGTTTTCTTTTGCCTCCCCTCATCACACACCGTTCAAAAAACCACCATACCCCCCGCTTCAGTTATCGCTATGCGATGCAAGTCACAAAATAAATCCATCCTAAATACAACCAGTTATATCTAAAACAACCAATGAAACAACTTTTGTTGTTGACGGTAAAACAACTATAGTTTTAAATGAGTTCATCGCAACAACACAACGATACGGCAACCACCTGATTCACCGTTGCGATGACCGCTTAGATCCGCAGCTTGAATTTCAGCAGGCTCCGGGGAGTGCGAGGGGTGAAACGGACGTGTGAACGTCGGTGTGACCAGCTGAAATCAACTCAACACCTCATACCTCAGTCGCTTCAACGAGGCGGCTTAGTTATGACAACCGGCGGCCATCCACCGCCTGAATACGCGCAGAAGTCTCTATATGTTCAGCAGCCCAGCTTACGGGCAGGAGTTTTTATGGTTCATCAACATTACGGAACGCAGACCGTTAATCGAGGTGCGGTCATGCCAGGAATGCTGGTCAAACACAAAGATGGTACCTGGACTGCATCAGCTAATTTACGCGGACGGCTTTATCTGCATCGCGGCATCGAGCGCACTTATACCCGTGATTTGCTCGTGGAAGTTTTTCTCGACGGACGCGGTAACGGCCTGAATCACTAATCCCCTTTCCTGTTTTCCTAATCAGCCTGGCATTTAGCGGGCGATATTTTCACAGCCATTTTCAGGAGTTCAGCCATGAACGCTTATTACATTCAGGATCGTCTTGAGGCTCAAAGCTGGGCGCGTCACTACCAGCAGATCGCCCGTGAAGAGAAAGAGGCAGAACTGGCAGACGACATGGAAAAAGGCCTGCCCCAGCACCTGTTTGAATCGCTATGCATCGATCATTTGCAACGCCACGGGGCCAGCAAAAAAGCCATTACCCGTGCGTTTGATGACGATGTTGAGTTTCAGGAGCGCATGGCAGAACACATCCGGTACATGGTTGAAACCATTGCTCACCATCAGGTTGATATTGATTCAGAGGTATAAAACGGATGAGTACAGCACTCGCAACGCTGGCAGGGAAGCTGGCTGAACGTGTCGGCATGGATTCTGTCGACCCACAGGAACTGATCACCACTCTTCGCCAGACAGCATTTAAAGGCGATGCCAGCGATGCGCAGTTCATCGCATTGCTGATCGTCGCCAACCAATACGGCCTTAATCCGTGGACGAAAGAAATTTACGCCTTCCCTGATAAGCAGAACGGCATCGTTCCGGTGGTGGGCGTTGATGGCTGGTCCCGCATCATCAACGAAAACCAGCAGTTTGACGGCATGGACTTTGAACAGGACAATGAATCCTGTACATGCCGGATTTACCGCAAGGACCGTAATCATCCGATCTGCGTTACCGAATGGATGGATGAATGCCGCCGCGAACCATTCAAAACTCGCGAAGGCAGAGAAATCACGGGGCCGTGGCAGTCGCATCCCAAACGAATGTTACGGCATAAAGCCATGATTCAGTGTGCCCGTCTGGCCTTCGGATTTGCTGGTATCTATGACAAGGATGAAGCCGAGCGCATTGTCGAAAATACTGCATACACTGCAGAACGCCAGCCGGAACGCGACATCACTCCGGTTAACGATGAAACCATGCAGGAGATTAACACTCTGCTGATCGCCCTGGATAAAACATGGGATGACGACTTATTGCCACTCTGTTCCCAGATATTTCGCCGCGACATTCGTGCATCGTCAGAACTGACACAGGCCGAAGCAGTAAAAGCTCTTGGATTCCTGAAACAGAAAGCCGCAGAGCAGAAGGTGGCAGCATGACACCGGACATTATCCTGCAGCGTACCGGGATCGATGTGAGAGCTGTCGAACAGGGGGATGATGCGTGGCACAAATTACGGCTCGGCGTCATCACCGCTTCAGAAGTTCACAACGTGATAGCAAAACCCCGCTCCGGAAAGAAGTGGCCTGACATGAAAATGTCCTACTTCCACACCCTGCTGGCTGAGGTTTGCACCGGTGTGGCTCCGGAAGTTAATGCTAAGGCGCTGGCCTGGGGAAAACAGTACGAGAACGACGCCAGAACCCTGTTTGAATTCACTTCCGGCGTGAATGTTACTGAATCCCCGATCATCTATCGCGACGAAAGTATGCGCACCGCCTGCTCTCCCGATGGTTTATGCAGTGACGGCAATGGCCTTGAGCTGAAATGCCCGTTTACCTCCCGGGATTTCATGAAGTTTCGGCTCGGTGGTTTCGAGGCCATAAAGTCGGCTTACATGGCCCAGGTGCAGTACAGCATGTGGGTGACACGAAAAGATGCCTGGTACTTTTCCAACTATGACCCGCGTATGAAGCGTGAAGGCCTGCATTATGTCGTGGTTGAGCGGGATGAAAAGTACATAGCGAGTTTTGACGAGATGGTGCCGGAGTTCATCGAAAAAATGGACGAGGCACTGGCTGAAATTGGTTTTGTATTTGGGGAGCAATGGCGATGAAGCATCCTCACGATAATATCCGGGTAGGCGTGATCGCTTTCGTCCACTCCGTTACGAAGCGAGGCTGGGTATTTCCCGGCCTTTCTGTTATCAGAAATCCACTGAAAGCGCAGCGGCTGGCTGAGGAGATAAATAATAAACGGGGGGCTGTATGACTGATTTCACCGGAAGCAATACTCCTGCCGAACATCGCGACAGCTGGCGCACACCACCAGAGATTTTTGCTGCGCTGAATGCAGAGTTCGTTTTTCAACTTGATGCTGCAGCCAACGAAAAAAACCGGCTATGTCGGCTTTTTATCTCACAGGAGCAGAACACATTAACCACTTCATGGCCTGAAGCAATGGGATATGCCTCTGGTTATGTCTGGCTGAATCCACCATACAGCAATATTTCCCCTTTTGTGAAAAAGGCAGCCACCGAAAACAAATTCAGTAGTGTGGGATGTGTAATGTTATTGCCTGCTGACACGTCTGTCGGATGGTTTCATGAAGCGATACAAACCGCCAGTGAGGTCAGATTCATCACAGCAGGACGACTGGCATTTATTAACCCACTCACCGAGAAACCCGTGAGTGGAAATAATAAAGGCTCGATGCTCATTATCTGGCACCCATACCCCCGTACACACTGCCACTTTACGACCGTTGATCGTGGCGAGTTGATGGCGTTCGGCTCAAGGATTCTTGCCCGTCGGGAGGCTGCATGACAACCACGGAATGCATTTTTCTGGCAGCGGGCTTCATATTCTGTGTGCTTATGCTTGCCGACATGGGACTTGTTCAATGACACCTCAGCAAGAAAACGCCCTTCGCAGTATTGCCCGTCAGGCTAATTCTGAAATCAAAAAAGCCAGACAGCAGTTTCCGGATAAAAACGTCGATGACATTTGCCGTAGCGTACTGAAGAAGCACCGCGAAACGGTAACGCTGATGGGATTCACACCGACTCATTTAAGTCTGGCAATCGGTATGTTAAACGGCGCCTTTAAGGAACGGTGAACATGAAAAGCAAAATCCTCAGGGAGCTACAGGCTCCTTTTTTATTGTTCGCATTCACCCTCAAGCGTATTAACCAACAATTCAGGGATTAATGGAAGATGGCAGACATCATTGATTCAGCATCAGAAATAGAAGAATTACAGCGCAACACAGCAATAAAAATGCGCCGCCTGAACCACCTGGCTGTATCTGCCACTCATTGTTGTGAGTGTGGCGATCCGATAGATGAACGAAGACGACTGGCCGTTCAGGGTTGTCGGACTTGCGCCAGTTGCCAGCAAGATCTGGAGCTTATCCGCAAACAAAGGGGGATTAAGTGATGGCTAACCTGCAACTTGCTGTTAAAAGTGAATACTTCGATTCCATGATTCGCGGAGAGAAAACGGAAGAGTATCGCTTGTGTAATGACTACTGGAATAAGCGAATTATGTTCCGGGAATATGACCGCCTGATTATCACAAAGGGATATCCGAAGCGCGACGATTCCAGTCGCAGAATTGATGTTCCGTATGACGGATATGAAGTGAAGACAATCACACATCCGCACTTTGGCGATAAACCGGTAAAGGTGTTCGCTATAAAGGTGAATATCAGCACTGAATATCAATCCGCACAACACAAGGTCAAGAATGTTCAGAGTGATTGACCCTAACACCTGGTACGTCGACCACCACGGCACTCCCTGCAAAATCCTGCGTTCTACCCACAACAAAGTTCACTACATCCGAAAAGGCAAAACATGTATCGCCAGCATGTTCCGCTTTAATCATGACTTTGAACCTGTGAATAAAGCTGATGCAGATCGGATAGCAGAAGAGATCGAAACGGCAGAACACATTAAGAAGTTACGTGACATGCGCAGGAAATAGAAAAATTGATAAATTCAATACTGCATTTCTCAGCATTAAATTTATCTCTATGACCAGTCAAGAGATGTACCTGCCATGAGCTTAATATCATGTCAGATATATCGGTCACAAACTCCCTCAGCAGCTAAGAGGAGGACAAATGTCTCGACTAATCACTTTACAGGACTGGGCTAAAGAAGAATTTGGGGACTTAGCACCAAGTGAGCGAGTTCTGAAAAAATACGCGCAAGGGAAAATGATGGCCCCACCCGCTATAAAAGTTGGTCGCTACTGGATGATTGACCGAAATTCCCGTTTTGTAGGAACGCTTGCAGAACCGCAACTCCCAATAAACGCAAACCCAAAACTCCAAAGGATAATCGCTGATGGCTGCTAGACCCCGATCTCACAAAATCTCTATACCCAATTTATATTGCAAATTAGATAAGCGAACCGGAAAGGTATATTGGCAATACAAACATCCACTATCCGGTCGTTTTCATAGCTTAGGAACTGATGAGAATGAAGCAAAACAAGTTGCTACTGAAGCAAATACCATTATTGCTGAACAACGTACTCGACAAATATTAAGCGTCAATGAGCGTCTGGAAAGAATGAAAGGCAGGCGCTCAGACATTACGGTGACAGAATGGCTTGATAAATATATTTCTATCCAGGAGGACAGGCTGCAACATAATGAACTAAGACCCAACTCCTATCGGCAAAAAGGCAAACCCATTCGTCTTTTCCGTGAGCATTGTGGAATGCAACACCTCAAGGATATTACCGCACTTGATATTGCCGAAATAATTGATGCTGTAAAGGCTGAAGGTCATAACAGGATGGCGCAAGTCGTGAGAATGGTGTTGATCGACGTCTTCAAAGAAGCACAACACGCAGGACATGTTCCGCCAGGATTTAACCCAGCGCAGGCAACAAAACAACCGCGAAATCGAGTAAACCGCCAAAGATTATCACTGCCCGAATGGCAGGCAATATTTGACAGCGTAAGCAGACGGCAGCCCTATTTAAAATGCGGGATGCTACTTGCTCTTGTCACTGGACAACGTTTAGGCGATATCTGCAATTTGAAATTCTCTGATATCTGGGACGACATGTTGCACATTACTCAGGAAAAAACCGGTTCAAAACTTGCTATTCCGCTTAACCTGAAATGCGATGCTCTGAATATTACCCTTCGTGAAGTTATATCTCAGTGCAGGGATGCTGTTGTTAGTAAATATCTGGTCCATTACCATCACACTACCTCTCAAGCAAACAGAGGAGACCAGGTTTCTGCAAATACTCTGACAACGGCTTTTAAAAAGGCCAGGGAAAAATGTGGCATAAAATGGGAGCAAGGAACTGCGCCCACATTTCATGAGCAGCGATCTCTGTCAGAACGGTTATATCGGGAACAGGGTCTGGATACGCAAAAGTTGTTAGGTCATAAATCCAGAAAAATGACCGACCGATACAATGATGATCGTGGTAAAGACTGGATTATCGTAGATATCAAAACAGCATAG